GAATGCTTTAGATGATGTAACAGTTGAAACATCTAAACTACATGCAAAATATCTTGAAATCTTTACACTGTCTAAATTGCAGTTAAAGAAAAAAGAAATGGAGTTAGAGAATGTAAAGAAAGATAAGTGGCTTTATTATACTGGAAAAATGACTCAAGCTGAAATGGATAAAAGAGGATGGGCATATGATCCATTCCAAGGTATGACTAAGCCTCTTAAATCCGAAATGGAAATGTATTATAGTACTGACTCGGATATCGTGAAGATCAAGTCAGGCATCGAATATCAAAAAGCCATCACAAGTTCTCTTGAAGAGATAATGAATAACATTCGATGGAGACACTCACACATTAAAAATATTATTGAGTTCAAGAAGTTTACATCTGGAATGTAATTTAATGTATCTCGTAGAGCCGTTGAAAGAATCTTTATTCTTATTAATTGTTAGTTAAGTAATCTTGTCATATTGAACATAATCATCTCTGTTCTGTATTGATTTGACTAAACCAATTATAAAAAGAATTCAAGTGTATGTCAAGACCATATTGATTTTTCTTTAAGAAAGATGAAATAATATTATGAGTAATATCATTATAGAGAAGAAGAACGAGGCAACCTTGTATATAACGAGTGATGATTCTGGTATAACAATGGAACTAAGTGAGTTCTTTACTTTTATGGCGCCGGGATATAAATTTATGCCAGCGTATCGTAATAAAATGTGGGATGGAAAAGTTCGTCTCTATAATCGCATGAATAGTACCATACCATCTGGTCTATTAAGTGAAGTTCTTCAGTTTGCTAATGATAGAAACTATCAGATCAACCTTGATCCAGATATACATAATAGATTCTCTTACAACGAAGATTTCATTAATGATCTATCTCTTTGCAGTGGTGGGTCTGCTATTGAAGTTAGAGATTATCAGAAAAAAGCATTTGAGTTTGCTACTGATAATGGGAAGGGTATTTTAGTATCTCCAACAGGATCGGGTAAATCTCTTATCATCTATATGCTGATTCGATATTTCTTACGAGAGGATTTTGATAAAAAGGTTATAATCATTGTACCAACAACTTCATTGGTAGAACAGATGTATAAAGACTTTGCTGACTATTCAAGTGATGACTCTGACTTTGATGTAGAAGAAGATGTACATAGAATTTATTCAGGCAAGGAAAAGACATTCGAACAATCCGTTGTAATCACTACATGGCAGAGTGCAATTAAATTGCCACCCATTTGGTTCGAACAGTTTGGATGTGTGATTGGAGATGAGGCTCATACATTTAAAGCTAAGTCTCTTACTACAATTATGTCCAGACTTTCAAATGCTGAAATGAGAATTGGTACGACTGGTACATTAGATGGTGGTCAAGTAAATGAATTGACTCTTACAGGTAATTTCGGTCCAGTTTATAAAGTTACAACCACACAATCTCTAATTGAATCAGATACATTAGCAGACTTAAAAATAAAAGCACTTGTACTTAAATACAATGATCTGACACGTAAGGGATTTGGTAAACAGACTTATGCCGATGAAATAAGTTTTATTGTTGCACATGAACAACGCAATAGATTCATCACTAATCTAGCACTTGATCAAACTGGTAATACACTTGTTCTTTATAATTTAGTAAAAAAGCATGGAGAACCTCTTTTCAAACAGATAAGAGATAGAGCCGGAAAAAGAAAAGTATTCTTTGTATCGGGTTCTGTAAATGCAGAAGAGAGAGAAAAGATTAGAACATTAACAGAAAAAGAAAATGGTGCAATTATAGTGGCATCAAGTGGAACATTTAGTACAGGAATTAATATTAAGAATCTTCATAATATTATATTTGCATCACCATCTAAATCACAAATAAGAGTTCTTCAATCTATTGGTAGAGGATTGAGAAAGAGTGAGAATGGACAAGGCACAGTTGTGTATGATATAGCCGATGACATATCATGGAAAAGAAGAAAGAATTACACTTTGAATCATGCAGTAGAAAGAGTTAAGATTTACAACAAAGAGAAATTTGATTATCAAATATACGAAGTTCCATTACTATAAATATAGATGAGTATATCATGAAAGAAATGCTAGAAAAATTAATGGAAACTGATATCTACACATATCGTCTTACCGATGGCAGTTACATTGTGGCTGAAGAATTAGAAATGGAAGAAGATGCAAATGTGGGTCAAATCATTTTTATTACGGTTCCCGGTCAAATAGTATATACTGAGGATGGATACCATATTACAGAATGGAACATAACATCTGTATATGATATAACAGAACTTAACTCTAATAATATTATTACTCGTTGTGAAGCCACATTCGAATTGAAATCACATTATCTTAAATATGTTTTACTACATAAAAGAGAACAAGATAGTAAAGATAATATAATGGAAAACTTCTTTAAGAGTAATATAGATATCTTCGATAATCTTGTTGAAAAAGATTTGAAGAAATCTAATAAAAGATGGGACTGGAAACCAGAAAACAATTAGAGTATTTCTTTCCTATTATGTCAGACATGAAATAAGTATTGACAAATTAAATATAATCTATATTATAGTATATCATGAAACGAGCAAAACAGCACTATGTAAACAATAAAGAGTTCTCTCAATCAGTAGTTGATTATGTCAATACAGTGAATGAAGCAAGAGAAGCTGAAAAGAATGAACCCGTTGTTACTGAATATATTGGTTCATGTTTTCTAAAGATAGCAGAAGGATTATCACATAAACCAAATTTCTATTCATATACATATCGTGAAGAGATGGTAATGGATGCAGTAGAGAATTGTATCAAGGCTATCATGAATTATGATATAAAGAAGGCAACAAGAACAGGTCTACCAAATGCCTTTGCATACTTTACACAAATCTCTTACTATGCATTCCTTCGAAGAATTGCAAAGGAAAAGAAACAACAGGATATTAAAGAACGATATATTGACTATGCAGGAGCCGACGCTTTTGCAGACTTTAATGACAATTGTGATTCGAATTCAATTGTAGAACAGGTTCGATATAAGAGCCAGATGCATCGGTATAAAGATAATAAGATAAAAGAATTTGGTAAAGAGATAAAGAGGAAATCGAGGGCTAAGAAGAAAGTCATTGACTCTTTTGAAAAATTCTATATTATCTAGTAATATGAAATTAGCAGTAATTAACGATACACATGCCGGTGTGCGTAATGGATCGGATCTCTTTCTTGATTATTCAGAAAGATTCTATAAGAATGTATTCTTTCCATACTTACTTGAGCATGATATAAAGAAGATATTGCACCTTGGCGATTTCTTTGAACATCGAAAGTATGTAAATTTCAAAGTTCTTAAACACAACTATGAAACATTCATTTCTAAGCTTGAAGAACATGATATAACAATGGACATCATCTTGGGCAATCATGATGTTTATTATAAGAATACAAATGAATTGAACTCTCTTGAAGAGATTCTAGGTGGCTACAAGAATATCAACATCATCATTGAACCTACAGTTAAATCATATGATAGTCTTGATATTCTACTATTGCCGTGGATATGTTCAGACAATAAAGAAAAATCTCTAAAGGCTATAAAAGATTCAAAATCATCTTTTCTAGCAGGTCATCTTGAGTTAGATGGCTTTGAAATGATGAGAGGTGTCAAGGCTACACACGGAATGGAAACAAAACCATTCGACAAATTTGATACTGTAATATCTGGTCACTATCACACAAAGAGTAGCAGAGATAATATCCATTATCTGGGTACACAATTACAACTTACATTCTCAGATGCAAATGAGAAGAAGTATTTTCACATACTTGATACCGAAACAAGAGAGTTGACTCCTATCGAAAATGATGATAGTATGTTTCATAAACTTGTATATGATGAAAATAACAAACCAGATCTTCCAGAGAAACTTAAAAACACATATGTCAAGGTTGTCATCCTTAACAAGAAGAACTTATATGAATTCGATAAATGGTTTGATAAATTACAAAAGATTGAACCATTCGAAATCAAAGTTGCTGAATCATTCGAAGAGTATCTTGGTGATAATGTAGAAGATGATGGTGTCAGCACAGCAGATACACCTACACTACTCAATAGTTATATCGATGCTACCGAAACAGATTTGAATAAAGAAGTGCTAAAAAAGTTAATGCATGAACTTTATGTTGAAGCCCAAAATATGACAGATATATAATGATAACATTTGAAACACTGAAATATAAAAATTTCCTAAGTACGGGAAATAAACCAACAACAATTAAACTTAACAAAGATTCTGCCACATTAGTGGTTGGGTCGAATGGTGCTGGAAAATCAACAATGCTTGATGCACTATCATT